AGGTTTCTTTTTTATTATAGATCAAGCAAGTGTCTCGATTAGCTTTCACTGTCAAGCGGGTTTGCAGCATTTATCACCTTTGCGATTTGTAAAACAGCCTTTGCTAAGTCTTTTATAACTGCTTTCTCTGGTGAGTTATCAAGGGCCTTTGCTGCTTCTAAAATATCTTTAACACTTGCCAACGCAGTCTTAGCGGCTTCACGAGCATCATTATTAGATTGTTCTATTGCTTCTTGTGGTGCTAAGTCTATTTTCTCAATTGTATAATCTATAGAATTTCCTTGCTCGTCTTGGTGACAATCTGAAAACGATCCATTAAATTTATCAAAGTATTTTTGCCAAGGGTTTATAACATCTTCTTCCAATTTTATTGAGTTCTTTGGAATACTTTCTCCGTTTTTAATTAAGTTATATCTAAACGCCATAATTTCCCCCGATTAATAAACAAATTCTATATAGACCTTACCAGCCGAAAGTGAATAAGTGAAAGTGCTAACTTGAAGAACTACTATTTGAACATAATCCGTTGCTGCAACACTTACAGGAGCAGGAACAAAATTCATACAAACATCGGTAGAGCTTCCACCAGCCGCAAGCATATTATCAAATGTCTGCCTTACGTTTACAGCACCATTTTTCCATACTTCCATATCACATCCAAGACCAACACCCCACCCTGATGCTGTCACATCCCATCTAATAAAATAATCAACTACAAAATATCCTGCCTTTGGAGCTGTGGCTTTCCATTTTCCAGTATCAGGAAAACTTGTAGACGTGCCAGTTCCTTCATTTGTAACAATTCCATGCGTGTCAATAATCTCAGTTGGGAAATCAATTAATGTACTTGCGCCAGAACCGACAGAACTTGTGCAATCATCAAAGAAAGCAAGAACTCTAGGTTTGTTTGTATTAACCACATCCCAATTAGTTCCATTAGATACAATCTTTACTGATTCATGCTGAAAAGCTAAAACATAATTTGAAGCTCCATTAATTGTTTCCGCACCGTCACCATCAATAGTGGCTAAATTTAAATCGGATGTTGTTTTGATAAACTCATACCATAGACCAGTGTTACCAACAGCCGTTGGAAGTGTGACGGTATACGCTCCTCCAGCAGTGCTTAAAGGGATCACTCCTATTTCGTCATCCGTTAAAGTTGCGGTTGTCGTCTTAGCATTCACGTTTGAAATTTGAGCTGCGCTAAGATTCATTCCCTCGGATCTTAACTGGTTAAACCAATCTGCTGTTACTCGCTGCCCGTTTTGTCTTACTGGTATGTCTGAGAAAGCCATTTATTTTTTCTCCAACTCTTCTACTCTTTTAATTAATTCTTGAACTGCCTTCCATAAATACGGAGTCATCTTACCATAATCAAGTCCTATAAAACCCTCATGATCTTCGTCGTAATCTACGTTTTTTAATTTCTTGTAAACTTCTTGAGCCATGAATCCCTTGTCTCTTAAGCCGTTCTCGCCCTTCCATTTGAAGTCATATACTCCAATTGAGTTTACTATAGAAGATCCATCAAAGTCTTTTAAGTCTTCTTTAAGTCTTGCGTCTGAGGATGTAAGGTAATCAACTCCTGCTGTTGCACCGTTATCAACCCCTCTTATTTGACCAATTGTTCCAGAAGAATCAACAAATAGAATAAATGCGGGTTCATTTGTAAGCCCCAATGATGAAATAGCTTCATTTGTATATTTCAATTTCAATAAAGAATGTGTTGATGATACCGATGAGTCAGTATTTTCAATCATGAAATCTTCATCGCCTGCGCCAGCGTCAGTTGAGGTAAATACAAATTTTTCAGAGCTTGTATTGTCAAATGATGAAAATCTCCATTCAAGGCCTGATGTTACATATCTTACAAATATATCATTATTAAATGTTGTAGCTGTTCCAGCGTCCCTAAGAACGAATCCTAATTTTGCAGAAGCTCCGTCTAATTCCCACCTAAACTCGTCACCTGCTGTGTTTACAAACCCCATCTGTAAGTCATCACTTGTTGAATTAGTAATAATAAATTCAGTTTGCTCAGAAGATGTATCCAAAAAAATTAATTGATTTGTAGAGTTATCAAAATATAATCTTGATACTGATGTATCGTCTGTATCACCAAACAATATACTACATTCTCCTGCATTGCCAGATATTAGACTAATCCCTACGTCTGAACCTGATGAGCTTGTGTTTTGAAACACAGCCTCATCTCCTTGACTAGCTGGAGATAAAACTGTTCCTGCTGATAAAATATGAAGATTCCCTGCTGGAGAAGTTGTGTTCCATCCTAAGCGTCCTGTTGATGTTGCAATGAATACTCTGTTTGTGGAATTCGTTTGAAAGTCAATCCCGTTTGAGGTTTCCTTAATCAAATTTCCATTAGCAGTTGATCCAATGTTAAGCGATCCAGAGAAAAATATACTATCCCATTTATAAGTTGAACTTCCCAGTGATCCTGCTGCTGTTGTGACAACTCCAGACGCGTCTCTTGGAACAACGTCTTGTGATAGAGCAGTGAAATATTGATTAGGATGTGATGTTTGAATCACACCACCAGCAACAAAGGTTAAATTATTGGCTCCCATTTAAGTCTCCCTTAATACAAGATCAATTGTATCATCTTTAAAGTCTAATGTAATTCCCATGACCTTCCATTTCGTTGTCTGATCAAGATCTAATGCATAAACAAACTCATTCTGACCAGTCTCAGGGTAACGATCCACCCCATAAATAGCAATCCCATAGATCGCAAATCCAGTCTCATCGGATGGAATAATAATAGGTGGAAAGTCAATATCTATCTTATCCAGTAAATCAATATCTATATTATTGCCTCTTAGAAGAACGCTAAGAACCATTTCTCTTTTTGCAGTTGCAAACTCCGTGAGATAACTATTTCTTATATTGTTTTGCTTTGTAGCATTTGTGACAAAATCAAGGCTAAATGATTTTTGTCTTTTGCCATGCCTTGCGATAGAAGTCGCATCACTGATAGCACCAGTTACACCATCCCAAGTAATATAGTTTATAACTCTCTGAATACCAGCCTTGAAATTAGATATGTCAACAATGTTCTCAATACCGATATTACTAGCTTGCCCATAGAAGCTATACTGAACGGCAACGGTTTCTGTTCTTGGTTTAACAGTTACAACGCCATCAAGACCAATAATTAAAACACTATTAGACGCAAGCAGTAGCTCACCAATAAGCGTTTCATAACTCTTGTTGCTGAAAGATGTCACGTCATCAATAGTTTGATCTGATCCGCAAGTCACAGAGCTGCCTGTAATAAAAGGAAGTGTCGAAACGGAGCTTGCAGCAATGAGCGTTGTAAGAGCTGCGCTGAATAATGTTCCATTCGTGATGGGAGTCGTTGTATCGACTTCTTTTTTGAATTTACTCTCAGGCCCTAATACTTGAAATGATATGGTTTGATCTTTAATATCTGACTGAGAAGAGTCATCATTTAATAGGCCGTAGAATACATCAACCTCTTCTGAAAGAATGGCATCCCCTGCTCCTGCATCAAAGAATCCAGCAAAGAGTGGATGATCTCCCGCCTCCCATGTAATCTTTACGATTGAATCAGTGCGCTCAAATCCAAATATACTAGTTGGTTCTCCTGCATCGTTATACTTTCCATGATCATTTCTAAGCTTAAGACTTAAATTAGAAAATCTTAATATACCAACGTCAAACTCAGTGTTGTCGATTTGTCTTTTAATAGCACCAAGCCCGCCCAGTGATACATCATCCGAGACCTCAATATATGTCCCAGTATATACCCCAAGATTATCAAAGGGCTGGATGTAAATATGAGTTCGGCTCATACCACCTCAACAAGTTCAATATCTATATTAATCCCACGGCCGTAAAACCCTTCATCAAATTCTGGTTTCCAGTCATTTGCACATGCCATCAGGAATATATCTTCAAGCCTGTAGCCTTGTCGAAGAGTTCTAAACTGAGCTTCATCGCCTCCGCATAACCATATCAGAAATCCGTTATAAGCATCAAACATTGCCTCAATAATAGATAAATCATTCTCATTGACAAGATTGTCACACGACAATCCTACTTTAAAAGCTCCTGCTGTTCTTATGATTCTTTGCTTTCCTGATATGAGCTTCACCGATCTACGTTCTTTACTAAGCTCAGGATCTTCAATTCTAGGGATAGTTTGAAACTGTCCTATTCTTTCAGTAGCAATAAACTGCGCTATAATTTTATCAGAATCAGCCGTCATAGTTCCTGTTACAGTAAGTCTTACTTTTTGTGTTGCTGTAGAGTTAAACGTATGATGAGTCGTGTCTTCTTGATTCGTTGTCTCATTAATTGCAGGAGTGAAACTCTGATAAGCAGCTCCATCCCAGTATTCAATCTCATAAGACTTAAGATTATGCTTAACGATTAGTATATCTGTGATTGTAAGAATAGATCCAAAATCAAATTCCACTTCCGTGTTTGCTGCATCATTAGATCCTGTAGTGGCCCATCCACTATAGTTATTTCTATTTCTCATGTAGTCTGCAATGCTTTGACCATCATCCGTTGCCGTTGCATCCGTAATAGTTATAACGCCATCTGTGTTATCCAGATCAATTTTGTTTTTCTCAAATACTATTATGCCTGTTGACATTAGAATAATCCCCTAGATGTTCCATTTCGTTTTCTCTCAACTAATTTTGCCTCAACAAAGTCTATTAAATTGTCATTCATTGTAAGCTGAATAGATACATTATTAGTTCCAGTGCCGCCTGATTTCATACCCTCTAAGAACTTAGTTAAATCTTTATTAGTCTCAGCAGGAACGACCCTCTCATTTGGTGCAAGAAGTGCGGGAAAGTTATCTTGTGATCCTATTCCTGGCACTTGGTCAATACCTGTAGCGAGCTTTTGTGCTTTAATTTTAGATATGTTCATGGCTGTTTTAACGCCAATACCAGCCGCCGCAGCTATGTTAAATGGATAAGGAACCGTAGCAAGTGCATTCTGTATAGCCGTGTAGCCATCAATCGTGGCCTTAGCAATATTAGCAGCCTTACCAATGCCAAATAATGTTTTGTTTTTACTTTGAGTCAGTGACCCCAAATCATCAAGAGCTTGAGAAGTTGCTTTTAATTTTGCTTTATTATTCTTATCTTCTTGTTTCAGTTTAGCGTCTTCAAGAGCTTTCCATTCTGCATAACCTTTATCTCTAATTGCTTTTCTGGCTGCCTCTGATTGTATGGCATCAGCATTTTTTGCTATTAATCCTTCATTAAGCAGATCACGCTCATCTTTTTGTTGCTGCGCTAATAAAGCAAATCTTTCTTCAAATGCTGCAAGCTCGGCATCGGCTGATGTTGTTCTAAAGTCTCCATCCATTTCAGCTTCACGTTCAAGCATTGCTTGCTTGGTTTCTAATTCAAATTGCGCGATGGCAGCCTTGTCGTTTGCTTGTTTCCACATTTCCTCGGCAAGAGCTTTTGCCTGCTCAAGCTGCATATCATTAAGACTCATCAGCTCGCTAATGGTCTCCATTTCTTTTTTAGTCGTATCGTCTTTTGCAACGATTGCCTCAATAGTATTATTGGTCTCAGCAGCGTATTGTTTAGAAGACTCAGCAGCCGTATCCATATAGGTTGCGACTTCTTCAAGCTTGCTTGTCTTAGCAATCTCAGTCATCAGTGACTCGAACTCGTCTGCAACACTGCTTGTTTGTTTAGATATAATCTCAGCAGCTCCGCTAAAATCACCAGTGGCAAATCTTACAATCGCAGCCGCAAGCGTGGCAACACTTTCAACGGTTGACTTAAACATAAACCACATTGTTTTCATAACATCAATTATGAAATCGATTGAAGTTACAAATCCACTTGCTGCTTTAGTTGAGAAGTAAACTACTTGAGTTATAAACTCGGCTATTTCTTTTTTATTAGCTTCTACAAATAATGTGAGCTGTTTAAATCCATTTGATATTGAGTTCATTACTGAAGACAGTGCAGAATTGTTTTTAATAAGCGTTCCAATAGCCTCAGTGAAGTTTCCAAATTGATTCTTAATTCCTAGAAGACTTCCTTCGAACGTCTTAGCGTTTTGACCTGCCAGTCCTTGAAACTTCTTTCCTAAAATATCAACAGCAGCTCCCGATCTTAACGCTTCTGCTGATAAATTTCCAAGCTCAGGATTTAACTTCTCAAGCTTTCCTGCCGTTCCGTTTAATGTACCGCCAAGCATGGTCATGGCTTGTTCAACGTCAATACCCATGGCCACTGATAGATCAGCAGCAACTCTGACCATCTGTTTTGTCTCTTCATTGGTCTGGCCCATGGCTTTACCCATAGCCGATAATTTCAAAATAACGTCATCGCCAATGTTGGTTAAACCTTCCATTTCATCAGCAAAGTCAGAGAATAATTTTCTTGATTCTAAAGTATTCTCTCCAGTGTTCTTTAAAACAGTTGATAGTTGAAGCATGGCTTTTTCTTGAGCAACAGCCGCATCAATACCATCACCAAGAATAGCACTAGCAAGCGATAGGGCTGCATCCTTAGCAAGATTAAACGCTCCAATAACAAGTTCTCCACCAACAACCCCAGCCATTACAGCAAAAGCGTCCGTTGTTCCTTTGGTGGATTTCTTTGAAGACTCCGCAAGCTTTGTAGCTGCATCAGTCATCTTGCCAGTTGCCGAATCAAACGTCTTCATGCTGGCTTGCATGTCTTGTTGAAACTTCTCAACCTTAGCTACAAGTTCTACTATTAGTTTATCGCTATCTGCCACGAATGGTGCTCCCCCATGACTTCATATTATCATATTCTTCGCGATCTACAGGTGCGCTGATATGACCAAATTTTGAATTATAAATTGCCCAAAATTCTCTTAGAGTTAGGCCCCAAAACTCACTCGGTGCAATGTTTAATTGAGCTACTGACACGGCAAAAAATTGTCGCCAGTTTACTGTTTGAGGCCCTTTGCTTTTCCCGATGAGGTTTTTTCTCCATCAGTATTTACAGCCTCAGTCATGAACTGAACTGCAAGCCCAAGCGCATTGGCAAGACCCATCTTCATGAGCTTATCCCCTATCTCTTCAAACTTGGGAAGCTCATCATTGTGACCTTCCATGCCTGAATAAATAATAGCTACAATGTCAGTGACCGATATTTTTTGCTCACCAAGCTTAGAAGCGAGCTTAAAGAAACTCTCTCCAGTTCTTGCCTCTATATTGCATAGAGCTTTAAAATCAGGGACTACTTTATATTCAACTCCATCAAGTTTAAATAGTATTTCGCCCCTAGCTTTGTTTATCATATTAGAAACTGTTATATGTTACGTCCCCAGAACTTTCAAATGATGCGGAGTAAGAACTTTCAGCATTATACTCACCGCTTAATTCAAAGGTCGTGATCTTGAATGATCCCTCAAAATAATCCAAGTCAGAGGTCATAAAGAATCGGCAATTGCGAAGTGCATTGCTCATCATTGCAGAACGAATTGCATTGATAACAGAGCCATCTTCAAACACGCCAGATCCAGACAATGATACGGTTCTTATACCTGCGCTGTCCAAGATTTTTCTCCACTCGCTGCTATCTTGGTTTGTGATGTCAATAGCCTCTGAGTTAATCGAGATTGATTTACTACGAATGCCGCCTACTGTTTGATAGACTTCATTCAAGGTGCCTGTTCCATCAGTGGTTAAAGCAATTGCCGCTCCACCATTGGTAAGACTAAGTTGATATGTGTTTGCGGTTGGTGCTTTTACAAAATAATTTGTGTCTACAGTGATACCAGTCGTTGTGACGATCGTTGCAAATGAAACGATTTGTCCTGCTGAATATCCATGTGCAGTTTGTGTGACTGTATCGCCGCTATCTGCAAACGTAACAGCCGTTCCTGCGTTGTTCATTCCAAAGTCAATTCTTATGCTCTTGCCGCCTAATTCATTTCCCATAAAATTCTCCTTTTATTTATTGCTCACCTAATAGTAAACTATATCTCATTATTCCTTGATAAGTAACTGAGTCACTATCGACAATAATTTGTGATAAGTCTCTTCTTAAGTTTAATATATTCCATCCTGAAATACTAAAGTCTTTATTATGTAGCAGCGCGTCTACTGCTTCCATAACTTGCATACATCCCTTGCGTCCAAACCCCCTGCTCCACACTGATATTCTAAAGCCCACGCTATAGCCATTCGTGGTATCGGAATCCCTTCCTATGTAATCATCCTCACCGATAACAACAAAAGGAAAGGCTTGATCTTGTGGAATGTGATCATAAACTCCACTCACAAGAGCCATAAGAGTCACGTCAGCCGTCAACCTACTATATACGGCAAGCTGTACTTTTTCTGGTGCCCACGTCATCTGTATTCACCCTTCGCGGCAAGTCTAAGTGCCTCATCAAGATTCTTTTTATTAAGCAAAAATGCTGGTCTCAGCCATGGACGCGCTTGAAGATTGCGCGCATAAGATCCGAACTCAAGTTCCATTGCGTACCCAACTCCAAAAGATCCAACCTCTATGCGGCCCTCTGACTTATAATACTTAACGGCAATTGATTTAATAAGCGCGCCTGTATCTGTATTGGGCGGGTCGCCAGGATCAGATAAAGTATGAATTTTTCCATTCGGTTTTTTAACCGTTCTTGTTCCTTTGACTGTCTTAATACTATCAACGGCAGTTTGATGAATTGCTAGTGCCCCATCCACAAGGGCAAGCCAAGTCTGCTTTGAGACTTCTTTCTGAGTATCATCAATCTTCTTTTGGAACTTCTCAGCTCCTTTCATGACAATGCTCATCATGTTCCAGTGCCCTCAGTGCAAAAGAAAACCGTATATTGTTTATTCTCCATTGGACTAATCCTTGAATGGATTTGAAATGTTCGATTGTCATATAGAATCTGCATGGCTGCCGTGACTGTCGAGATATAACGAGTCGTAATAATATGAGTAATGTTCTCTTCTAGTCTCTGACCGAAGTATCTCTCATTGCCAATTCTAGGCTCAATTCTGGCAAACACAGTGGCATGCGTTGACCATGATACCGATGCGCCGCCCATTAAATCACTCGTGCGTGTCAATACCTGAATAACAATTTTTTTATTAAGCTCGCCAGCAATAGATGGATCACCTTGTGGGGTTTTAGAAACTCCACTAGGCCGTCTACAACCTTTCATCTATAAACCTCTTCTTGGAAATACACGATAAGGCATAAGCGCGCCTAAACATTCTGGAGGAATACCCATTGAGCTTCCACGGCAATCATAAAGATGCACAAGAATGTTATACATAGTCGTTATAATCGGCTGTGGAACGCTTGAAGCAGCAGCCCCATAACCAGCTACAAATTCAATTTCAACGCTATTAATAGGACGTAGAGTGTCGCTAGGCCATAGCTCACCATCATTCAGTGCAAGTCTTCCATAGGCTGATTTAGTATCAACAAAGTATTTCGTATTTGAAAACGTCGAAGCCGCGTCCGATACGTCATAAGTTTTCATATGTGTTACGGATTGCACTGGCCCAGTTTGCAATGAAATATAATCTTGACCACTTAATAAATCAGAAAGTCTTCCGCTCACAATTCCATCCCACCATGTGAATGAATTATAGGGCGGCAATATATCTCCCCATGCTACAAGAGTCTGGGTAATGAGTTTCTGATTAATGAAATGCTCAACACTGATTCGTGCTGACTTAATAAGAGAAGTAATAAGCGTATCTTCGTCCGAGGTTGTCACTCTTAAAAAAGCCTTAGCTTCATTTAGAGTAATAGGCTCTACCGCTGGAGCAGTTTGTTCTTTTAATGTTAAATATAGTTGTCTCATAAAAGATTAGGGAGAGAGTCAAAGACCCCCTCCCCAAAGCCCCCCCAATTAAGCAGGTTCTACTTCTGCATCACCTTGAATAGCGAGAACAGCAACAGGAGTACCGTTGGTGTGAGTTCCTGTGACATTATAAACAACACGAACGTATTGTTTATTGCCCAAGTAACCTACTTTATAAACGGCATCATCCTCAGCAGCATCGTCAATCTTAGCGAATGTTCCAGTATTAGATCCTGTAACAGCAGCAGATAAATCACTATCAGCGCAATCGCTGAAAGAAGAGTTATCATCGCTATGCTCAAGCTCAAGCTGGATATGTAATGATCCTGAAAGAGTGTCTCCACTCACTCCAAGAGCAACAGCAAATTCCAAAGAACCATGATGTGATGTCTCAACAGAGGTACTATTGAAATCAGCAGTTTTCACAGCACATTCAGCGAGATTAGAAATCTTTAATTTGTTATGTAAACTTCTTAGCATTTTATCCTCCTTTCCTATTAATCAATCAACATTAACTTGATGGCTTCAAAGTTTTTAACAGCTCCACCAACACGTTTAGTTGTGTAGAATTCAACGTAGGGTTTAGAAGAGAAAGGATCTCTTAAAACTCTAACGCCAAATTTATCTACGATTTGGTAACCAGCACGGAAATCACCACAAGCAACTGCGAGAGCTGCATCGGCAATAGCTGGCATATCTTCGGCCTCATATAAAGGCTGTCCGAGAAGTGTAGAAGGTTGTCCTGCTGCAAGTCCAGGTGCCCAGAGATAATTGTTATCTGATCCTTTGAGTTTTCGTACTGCAAGAACAGTCGAACGCTTCATAAGGAAAGATGAATTAGCTCTATAGGGAGCCTTTAAAGCATAAAGAAGATTCATAAGACCATCGGCAGAAATTGCATCGTTTGATCCTGAAGCTACTTGCTCGATTTGCTCATATCCTGTACCAGAAGCATAATCCAAAATACCGCGAGGCTTATTAAAGCCATCACCGCTAATGAACGCAGTTGCTTCGGCACGAGCAAATTTCTCAGCTACTTTATCAGCAAGCCATGATTCCATGTTGATGAAAGCATCATCAAGAATTTTTTGGCTGGCTTTAGGACGAGCTGCAAGCTCATGAAGAGGGATTCGGATTTTCTTGAATTGGGGAGTGTCGGTCTCACTGCGAGACTGAGTTTCTCCAACCCATTCGATTCCAGCTTCATCAAGGTCTTGAATCATCTCAAGAGAATCTCCAGAGATAACTTGAACAGACGCTAATTGACGAAGAGGTGAAGATTCAAATACCTTCTTAACGATTTCTTGGCTCATTTGAGCAGAAACAAGGTAACCACCGTCTTCATCGTTTCCAACAGACAATGCTTTTGATTCAAACTCAACGCCCTTACGGAGATAGGAATTAAGCTTGGCTTTGTATTCAATTTCGCCTTGCTCTTCTTTGCTTTCCATTTTGGACGAGCGGTTCATTGCTGTTTGAGCAGCTTTGATTTCGCCTTCGAGATTAGAGATTTGTTGGTTCATTTTCTCGACTTTTTCAGTCAAGAGAGGATCAACGTGACCACTTTTTTCAAGTCCTTCAATGCGCTTGTCATTGTCAGATTTAAATTCAGTGACTAATCGTTGAAGCTCTTCTACTTTTTTTTCAATCATATTAAGCTCCTTTTTTAAATAATTCGATCATTCGATCCAATGATTGAGCAATGCTCGGATCATCTTCTCTGACATCGGCTTCAAAATTTGTTTGAAGTGCTGTTTCAATATCTGCCACG